TAGCAGTTCCATCAGTTAATGAACCACCTGTGATAGCACCAGATGCATTAATTGTAGTAGCACCCGCTAGAGCACCACTCGATAGAGTAGCAGTTCCATCAGTTAATGAACTACCTGTGACAGCACCCGAAGCGGTAATAGCAACAGCACCCGTTAGAGAACCACTCGAAAGAGTAGCAGTTCCATCAGTTAATGAACCACCTGTGACAGCACCCGAAGCGGTAATAGTTGTAAATGATCCGGATACTGCAGTGGTTGCACCAATTACTGTACCATCGATACTGCCACCAGTAATACTAACAGTATCTGCGGTAAAACTCTGACCACTTGCAACAGATAATCCACCATTTGCTGTAATACTACCAGATGCTGTAATAGCACCATTTGTTGAAATAGAAGCTGACGCTAAAATAGTTGTAAATCTACCCGAGTCGGCTGTAGTTACACCAATTTTTGTACCATCAATGTTACCACCATTGATATCGACATTAGAAAATGACGAAGTTCCCGATGATGTTACATCACCGTTTACATCACCTGTAAGAGTTCCTCCAGTTAATGTAGCAGTGCCATCAGTTAATGTAGCACCATAAATTTGACCAGTGGATTTAAAATCTGTATTCCCCGTAGTCCAATGCGGTCCACTATGATCATAATATAAACTTTTTGTTTCAGTTGTACCACCATTATCATATAAAAATTCTAAACCACCATATGTTGCGCCCCCAGCCGTACTGCCATCCCCTGTAGTATTTACACGAATGGCATTTTCAGATGTAACAGTTGTAGCTGTATCTAAAATAGTTTTATCGCCTTCTACAACAAGAGCGCCACGAATATATACAGTTCCACTATTAGTAGATGCAGCTGATGGATCGTCTTCTTTGTAAGGATCAATTATAAGTTGGTGATTAGTTCCATTGTTTGGATCAGTAAGTGCATATATAGATGCCTTAGGAACAGAATCTGTTGTAGCTTTGTCTGTAAATAGTAGCTGTTCGCCAATTGTAACTGTTGGAGCTGAAGTACTACCTGAAGTTGTTATTGTGCCATTAACTGTTAGATTATTGACAGATACAGAACCTTTGGTGATCGATGTATTTGATGAACTATCATCTCCACCAATTTGCATAACTGTGTTTGGAGACGTGCCATTATATACACTAAAATTAACCTCATCGGCTGAACCAGTACCATTTCTTACTACGTCTATAGTAGTAGATCCAATATTTGCTATAGATTTAGTTGTCGGCATGTTTAATAAATAAATTATATTTTTTTTTTGAAAATATTCCTTATTTATTAAAATTAAACACTATCGGTGAAAGTTATAGATTTTTCTGTTAGTTTTTCCTTTAAAATAGTATAAGCTTTTTCCCATAGATTTTCTACAATGGGACTGTCTTGTCGAATATTAATTTTTATTATGTCTACTCGTGTATCTTCTAATTTAACATGACAACTACACGTAAATACATAACTACTACTGGTACTGCTATTACCATTCGTAGAAGTTTCTTTATTAGTAGAAAGATCTCTTACATTTATATATACAGAATCAAGTGTAACCTTATCATTGTGAATTTTATAACCTGTTGCTGTAAGCCCCATTTTAATAAATGTAAAGATTATTTTTCAAATAAATTAAGCGCTTTAATTTCGAATGTTATATCATTATTTGTTGACATTGTTAATATTCCAGTGTCTGTGTTTAAGCTAATTGATGAATCATTATTGGTATTTTTCTCAAAAATAACAGTATAAACGGTTACATTCCACATTTTACCTCTTGTATACAATGCTATAGATCCTGTTAAATTATTACTATCTATTAAAGATACACATATATATCCAACATGAGCAGATGGTGAGGGATTTACTATAGATGATTGCGTATAAGAACTTGACTGTTGTATAGTATTTAGGTCGATAGTAACTGTGTTACTTATAAGGTTTCCACTAGCTAATACAACACCAGTTGAGTTTGTTATAACACTACCCGCTGTTAAAGTGCCGGATATAGTGGCCGAATCTCCAGATAGACTAGTTGCATTTAAACTACCACCAGCCTGTAAAACCTGCGTAACATTATTCCCGTTAACAATAAGATTTTCTGCATATAAACTATTTGTTGTTACAGAATTAGAAACAGTGATATCAGTAGCATTTAAACTAGTAATTGCATGAGACCCCAAGGTAGAACTATTAATAGTTATGGATGATCGTGTTTTATTTCCCATTATTAATTCTATAATATTTAAATTTAAAGAATTAATAAAATGTAGAATTAATGATACTTAGTTTTGATGTTGGGATTAAAAATTTAGCATATTGTCTAATTGATACAAGTGAAAACACATGGAATATATTAGATTGGAATGTCATAGATTGTACATCTAGTAATCATATATTGACTTTAATTAAAGAATTGGATACTTTACCACATTTATTAGAATCCACTGTGATTTTAATAGAAAAACAACCATCATTTAATCCTAAAATGAGAATAATTGGTGGATGTTTGTATACATATTTTACACTTAGAATAGCTCATGAACAAGATAGAAATGTTAAGATAATGTTTTATTCTGCAAAGCATAAATTAAAAAATGTTAATGTCGCACAAGTTACAGCAAAAACTAAGTATTCCCGTAATAAAAAATTAGCAATAGAAGAAACAAAATACCTACTATCAGAATCCGAATGGTTAAAGTACTTTATGAGTAATAAAAAGAAAGATGACCTTGCTGACTCTCTACTACAGGGTTTGTCTTACCTCTGAGAGTATACATATTCTTCGAGTACAACTTTGTACAGTAATAGAATTGTGATAACAATTAATAAAATTTCTCCATTAAAAGTCCCTGTAATTTTACAAAACATTGGAGTAAAAATAATTGGAATTGCCCATAGGATATGAAAGAGCCATGTTAATGGGTCTGTTAAGGGATAAAATTTAATAAAATACCCTACACATACAATTATATTTAATAATAAAGCAACTACAAATATTGTGATATCAAATCCACTATTAAAAAACAAGGCGTTAATAAGTAGAGTTATTAAAGATAATTGTAAGATTCTTTTGAGTGCTATATTACCATTAATAACATTTATATTCTTACCATTTATTATTTTAGTTATAAATTCATACCCAAATAAGAGATAGCAAATATAAATGAAAATGTAAATTTTGCACAAGTCATTCATTTATACTATAACAATATTAATATTCTACACCATTTACCGTAACCAATTTTTTAACTGATTTGTGGATTTTATAATCCTGTGCAGACTTATAGAATTCTTTATGACCATCGAGTAGTACTCGAAAGTACTTATATTCATCTTTTGTTTCTACATGATCATATGTGAATACTTGACGCCAGCATCCGTTACCAAATTCCCAAACCTTGATACTAGTCATATAGTATAGTATAGTACAAACCTTTAAGTTATTTATCTAGTTTTAAAGGGAATTGGATTACCCATCATTCCTAATCCAAAGTTTTTACCAAAACCATTAGCATTATTTAAAGGTACTATGCGTGAATTAATAACTTCACCAACGACGAGCCTACTTTCTCCTCCATTTGGAACGTTTACATTTATTGATGTAATTTTACCATTTTTAACATAAATTGGATAATTACCATCATCATCTGGGTTAACAATATATCCATTAGCAAGTTCTACTTCACTTCTTCTATTATCGTGTAATCTGTAATCAATTTGGAGAGTCATAGGGGGATGTCTTGGTGGATTCTTGGGATCTTGAATTCGCGCAGGTACTATGTAAACTTTAATATCGGAAACATTCACAACATATTTAGCAGATTCAGCATGTTTCTTGTACCATTTTTTTAGTAATTCCATATTAGTTTTTATAGGATTGATATCGGTAAATTTTAATTGTAGTTGTACAAGAAATCCCTCTTTGTGTCTTTTAAGAATTGCACACTTAACATTATCTACTGTAGCTAAACCATCATCTCTATGAGTATATATATCAGATACATTAATTCCATTAGCACGAGCTAATTTTTTTGCACTTTCAGAAAAGTAACCTTGTGACATTTATTAATTAATTATAAAGATTTTTTTTACGCATTATCTATATTTTGTTTTATAACATCAGTCATATAAGATGGTTTAACAGGAATATAATGACTGGCTATGTTTCTAAAAAATAAAAATTCTATTATACCGACAAATACAAGTATAATTATATTTTCTAATATAATTTCTCCGTACTCTACAGTACCACCTCGTAAATGATGAAAGATTATCTGTGTGACTAGTATTATAAATAAAAGTACAATAATAGTTACATTAAGTAACAGTAGCATAGAATTATTTTTGTTCTGTGTTATGTTATCTGTGTCATATATAGCTAATAGATAATCTTTAACCTCTTTTGGAACTGATTCTTTGTAATCGATATCATTAATACTTTTATCTAATTCTGACGTGAAAGATTTAGTTTCAGTCGGACTTATTACTGTCCAAAATAATATAGATAAAAATACAAACAGTAAAAATACATGTAGAGTTACACTTATTAGTAAGTTACTTGTATCCATTATTTAGGTACCAATATTTTATTTATAATTTTATATTTTACTTTATTAGGATCTATAGCTAAATAATTAGATGGGATTAAAAATAAAAATACAGTCTCAGTTAAAGCTACAAAAACTAAAGTTGTACCAGATGATATTAATATATACTGCAATTTACTTATGTCCCACTTAAAATAATAGTAAGCTATAAATACAAAAAAAGCTGTACCAACTAAAATAATGAATATTAAATTTGTCATATAATCTGTAAGCTCTTGATTTTTACTAGCAACCTCCTGATCCTCTTTAGCTAAAGAGTCTTTATTCTTATCTAAAGAAGAGTCTACCTTTTGCTTTAATTTAGCTTTAATGTTTTCTGGTAAAGCACTTACCTCGTCTTTAATGCTATCATTTAGTAAAAAATTAATTTGGTTTTCAGTAATATTCTTCTCCTGACGTGAAGCTATGGTAAAGAAGAATATGGTAAGAAAAATAGTCATAACAGAAACGTGAACAATTATATTTACTATAAATACAGGATAGTCCATTAATATATGGAAATATTATTTATTCAACAAAATTCTTAATAAGAATCTTCTTGAACGGTTCCAAAGGGGATCGAACCCTTGACCCCACGGCTAACAGCCGTGTGCTCTAACCAACTGAGCTATGGAACCATAATATTTTATGCATTATATCTTTAAATTAATTTATCTATAATTAAATGAAAATAGAAGTAATTTTATACTTAATTGGTACAGTTTTAAGCTTGGTATTTATAATATTAAATATCTGGAGAGCATATAATCACTATACTGAAGATAAACAGGTTAACTCGGAACCATTGGTTGTTATGTTTATACTGTATTTAATCATTACCGTTTATATACAATGACTAAACATAAGTAATTATGTTCTTTTTTGAGCCTTTCGAAGTCTGTTCCATAACCCAGAAATTTCATTCTGTTGCGCATTAATTTTTTGGATAAGTATATAGATAATTTCATTAGGTTGTTTAGACATTAGTTCTTCATAATTTAACATTTTATTATTCTTAGGTTCTACATTAGGTTCTACCTCCATTAATTTGTTATAATTAGTATCTTTAATACAGTTAGACCTAAGGCTAGGTGTCTATGGCAACAATTTTAGATCTAACATTAATAGGTGTACCAACTGTTTTCTGAGTTGGTTCAAGTTGTACTATATTACGATCTACTGTATATATTTGATGTACTTTACTTTTATATGGAAATGTTATATCGTCTACTTGCACACCTGGTGACAACTTACACGAAAATTGTATTAAATACATGTCAGGAAACATCGATGTTGTAACTATTTTTAATTTAATATTAGAAACTTTATTACCCATTAGATAGGGTAAATGATAATCGTACCATTCTTGTATAGATTAGCATGGTTTATATTTTTAACAAAAAATAATATAGAAACTTTTATTTAATCTCTAATATCAATATCAATAACGGAATCTTCTTTTTGTTTTAAGAATCCTCTTTTTTTGTAAAAGTTTAATCGTTTATAGTTAGAGTATGTGAAAGTAGAATAAAAATCCTGAATATCTATAACGAGTGGTGGATTTTCATTTTGTTTTCTTAGTATTCTTCCAACAGCTTGTTCTACATCACTTTTAGGTGTTGCTAATAAAAGTGTATCTAAACGAGGATTATCATATCCTTCACTAGCCATATTATATGTACCTATTATGATATCTTTTTTATTGCTTTCATTTAATTGTTCGATTGTCATCCCACCCATATAAAGACCTGAATTACTTAACTGAGAATGTAAGTATTCTGCGTGGTTTCTTATTTGTGTTAAAACTAGTATCACTCTATGTTTATTTTTATTAATGATGTCTAATATAAAATTATTTCTTTCTCTACTATTACACATGTTTACTATCATAGCCATTCTATTTGGTTTCCCGTTTATCATTACTTCTTCTTCAAACGGTACGGTTGGATAAAATGGACATAACTGAATATCAGGCTTTCCAGTGACCTGTTTAATATCAACTACCGTTTCTCCAAGAAACCAATTAATCACTTTAGATAATCCATCAGATCTTTTTAGTGTAGCAGATAATCCCAGTGAATATTTTATAAACATTTTGTAAAACACTCCAGAGAACATTTCACTTGGAGTATGATGAACTTCATCAAATACAACAAATCCAAAACCCTGTGTAACTTCTTGAGGATAATTCCTAATACACAATGAATGAATTATTCCAACGCATATCGGAGAATCTACTATAACTCTATCTTGTTGAATAATTCCGGCATCTATTCCTGTAAATTCTTTAATTTTAACTACCCACTGATCTAGTAGACTTCGTGTATGAACTACAACAAGAGTTTTACATCCCAATTGTTTAGCTAACCAAAGAGCTAAAAAAGTTTTACCCCATCCAGTATAAAGTGAACATACAGCAGAATAATTTTTGAGTATATGATCTAAAACCTGGTGTGACGGTTCTAACTGATAGTCTCGTGGACTGTTACTTATATTTATATTTACCTGTTCTATAGGATGATAAGATACTAATTCAGGTAGTCCTAGTTTATCTATCATATAGAAACGAGGTCCATATAAATATTTTTCACTTTTTCTAAATACTTTATACTGTTTAACTGGGCCATCAACACTAAAAGGTTTAACAGTAAGATCTTTTACTATTTCCTTTAATTTTGGATGGTCTAAATCAATTCTATAACCCTTTGGTGTAATAGACATTTTTTAATTATTATATTAGTCTTAAAGTGATTTTATAATATCATTTCAGCTCCCACTCGGATTCGAACCGAGGTTGAAGGATTCAAAGTCCTTAGTGATTACCACTACACTATAGGAGCTGATATGATATTAACTTTAAATATTAAAATACCCTTAAGTATATTTATGATATATTATAATTTTATACATTACTCTTCTATTCTTATGGATATAATGAGTTGTAAAGTCCCAACTATTAACTATACATTCAAAATTAATTGGACATTTAAGAGCTATAATTTTACAGTAAGTGTATAAATTTTCTATTACATTTTTAATATGAACACCAGAAAGTTCTAGTTCAGATTCCTTTTTACTCTTGTAATTAAGTTCCCATGGTGGATCTAAAAATATAATATCTTGCTTTAATGTTTTGCATATAGATAGATAGTCGTTATTGTAAAAATTACAGTTTATTAACCATTTTAAATTAGATTTTAACACTTTAAACGCATCTTTATCTATTTCTATACAATTAACTGTTTTATAATAATTAGCAAATATCACGGAATTACCTCCAATACCTGCTGTTGCATCGGTTATAATAGAGTCTTTAAAACAATACAATTTTATAATATCTAAAGTTTTAGTTCCCTGATCTTTAGAAGAGTATAACTTAATATAATTATAAGGAACATAAAATCCCATTACTAATATATAGGATATATTCTTAAAGTGATTTTATAACAATTTAAATAGTTCTTCGGTGATATTGGTATTTAATAAAACTTGTATTATAATATTCATATATTCATCATCAATATCTAAAAAGATACCCTCTGAAATAAAATTGGAGAAAAATATAATCATATATACATAAAATTTTTGTAAAGGATAGTCATATATTGTATTATCTTTAACGTTATCTAATAATTTATTCAGTAATATTTTATCTGTATCTGTAAGTTTATGACTCTGAACTTGTTTAGTAAACACTAACTGATTAAAAATATTGTAACAATTGTGTACTTTAGGAATACCGACTTTAAATTTATTTGCAATGGTGACGTCTATCATTCTTTAAATATATATAAGAATATCTCTAATATATTTATTAGAAAAAATGTTAAGATATAACAAGCAGATTATGAACAGTAGAAAGAGAAAGTATGACGACTCTTCAGGAGATGAGTTTAATATTAGTGAATATAACATATCAGATCTCGAATCGTTAATTAACATGGTAGAAGACTTCATGATTAAGCCGTGTAGTAAAAAAACTAAACGCCAATTACCTAAAAAATTTAATAAGTTAACAAATATATTAGATGAACTATATGAGCTAAACAATTTAATTGGTTTAAAAGTATTAAAACAGCAACTTATAGATCAAATCCTATTCTTTATAAAAGAGGTAGACGAATCTATTATGATGCATACGGTTATATATGGACCACCGGGTACAGGTAAAACATCGGTTGCGCGGATAATGGCAAAAATATATGCTGGACTCGGTATTTTAAAGAAAAACAAGTTTCGAGAAGTAAAACGGGAAGACTTAATCGGACAGTATCTTGGAGAAACAACAATTAAAACGATGGAAACCCTAGAAGAATGCAAAAACGGCGTAATGTTCATTGATGAGGCATACTCTTTAGGAGATGATTCGAAAGGTGACTCTTACTCTAAAGAGGCAATAGATGCAATAAATCAATATTTAACAGAACATTCTCACGACTTAATATGTATTATAGCAGGATATAAAAATGAATTAGAATATTGTTTCTTTGCTAAAAATCCGGGATTAAAAAGAAGATTTCCTTGGACTTTTTCTATTCATGAGTTCGATGTAGAAGAATTAATGAATGTTCTTAAAATTAAAATAGATTCTTCAGAATGGGACTATGAAGAATCATTCGATAAAGTAAGAAGTTTAATATTAAAAAATAAACAATATCTCAATGGTAATGGTGGTGACATAGAAAATATATTAGCAAAGGCTAAAATTATAAATATTAGGAAAAATTTTTTAAGTAATGATAAGATATTAACACAAGATGATATAATTGAGTCTATTAATCAATTTTTATTAACTAGAAAAGAGACTACTAATGAACCCCCATATGGAATGTACACATAAATTAATTATTTAAAATATTTAAGAAAATTAATGGCGAAGAAGAGATTATTATCTGAATTATCTCAGTTATCAAATGAAGATAATAATGTATTTGTTATTAGTCCAAAAGAAGATAAAATAACAAACTGGGAGGGTTATATAATCGGTCCAAAAGACACACCATATGAAAGTGGAAAATTTTATATAAATATTACTTTCCCGTCAGATTATCCATACAATCCTCCGTTAATTTTATTTAAAACTAAAATATATCACCCAAATATTAATGAAAATGGCGCTATATGTTTAGATATTTTAAAAGATGAATGGAGTCCAATTTTAACCATATCTAAAGTTATGTATTCGTTAAGTAGTCTGCTATCAGAACCAAATCCTGATGATCCGTTGGTAGATAGTATCGCGAATGAAATGAAATGTAGTCCAGAATTATTTATCAAAAATGCGAAGATGTTTACTGAAAAATACGCGACTTAACTGGCTTATATCTAAATGAATTAAAGAAGTCTTCTAAATTGTCTGGGATAGGTTCTGGAGTTACTATTTCTTGGGTTTTATTTTTTTCTATATAATATAATGCTAAACAAAAAGCGTCTGCTATATCATGCTTTCTAGATTCATTATCAAATACTAGGAAGTCTTTAAGATACTTAGATGTTATTTTAACAGTGTGCTGTTTTCGAGATTCATAGTCTAATTTGGAGATCATAAAATGTTTATGCATACTTCTTGGACATATTAATTTAACTTTAAATGAAAAGTTATATGCTAATATGTCCTGAATGTTAGTAAGACCTTGTGGTGGTTGTCTTTCTATCAAAATTAAATCAGCATTATTAAATAGATCTTTATATTCTGATATAAATTTAATCATTGACATATACACTTCTCTTTCGTTAAAATTAGATAGATCTATTTTATGCACACTATTAACTGTAAAATCTTTAAAATCTGTACTTAATTCGACAATAGCCATATTACTATAGCCAACATCAATGCTCACTAAATTTGTGGTCATTATTACATTTATTATAAATTAAATGTTTAAATATAATTTTATTTTTTATTAGTTTATATTAATGCTAATTCAGTACTCGAATTTATACAAAATCACAAATCTTAAAAATTTATGTAAAATCAATCATCTCAAAAATTACTCAAAATTAAATAAACCCCACCTGATAAATTATATTAATTATTTTAAAGCTGTTTGTTTTATACAACAATTTATCAGAAGAAAATGGATTGGGTCTGATGTATGCCCAATAACATTAGACTCACTAGAATATCCTTTTATTTCACTTAAAAATAAAAATAAACTTAGATACTACTCGATCGATGGTTTAATAGGTTATTACAATAGTTCTAAAGACTTTCGAGATCCATTCACAAAAGAAACTATAGCTCCAGAAAAAATTAAAGAAATCAATACATTAGCTAAATTTTATAAAAAGAAACAAATTAATGTATCTCAAAGGAATAACATATCTTTACAAAGACGAACAGAATTATTAACTATTTTATGCTGTCTCAATGATATAATTAACAATATTATGTCTACACCCGTTATAACATCAGAATATATTTATAATTTTGCTATTCCTCAAATTATGACATATGTATACTATCTACTTATAAGATGCAGACAACAAGCTCGTAGCATAGTACAACACTTCATCGATATACTAGAAAGACACAACGATATCAATAAGTATTATATTATTAACTATTTAGTAGGAATAATGATCAATGAAGATATCTGATGTTACGACATTATAAATAACTTAAAGACACTGTATATTTAATATAAAGAAATGTCGGATTCGTCGACACCTAGTTCCCCTGATGCTAGTTTTAAATTTTGTTCTTTATGTGACCCAAAAAAGAAGTACTTCAATTGTATTTGTGATGAAAACTGGAATACATTCGAAGAACATCTTAGTACTCTTAAAAATTTAGATTCTCCACTTATATTACAGCCGATGTCTATTTCTACAATGACACTCTGTTGTAACTTTAATAGTCATGTTGACTTGGACACATTAGCAGATCTTTACGCAGAATCTGTAAAATATTCCCCACATGCTAAAAAAACAAAGGAAACAAATAAGAAAGATTGTTTTTATAATAGTTTACTGATGAGAATGACAGTTAAATATCAGTGTGATAAGAATACAAAGAAGAGTAAAAATGATGTTTCTGTAAAGTTTTTCCCGAATGGAAAGATTCAGGCTGCTGGATGTAATAGTATCAGGAGTTGTTGTTACGCAATTAGAAAGGCATATAACAGAATATTAAACAATGGGTGTTTTATGGAAAAGTCTAAGATATCCGATGCTAAAATAGTCATGATCAATACAGATTTTAAAATTAAACAGAATATAAATCAAGAAGTTTTAACAGAAATTTTGTCAGAAAAAACAATTGATAAAAATTTTAATTTCTTACAAGTCGTTTATCAAAGTTCTAAGTATCCAGGCATTAACGCAAAGTTTATCACAGACTACAATCTATTAGACTACGCAAAGTTTCAGTTAGAACATGGATTTAAAAAAAAGTATCCTAATATAATTTCGATATTAATATTTAGACCTGGTAGTATTATTATTACAGGTGGAAATAAAATTTACGACTATATTTCAGCTATAAACAATATCCTTGAGATCATAAATCATAATAAAACTGAAATTTTAATATAAATAATTAAATAATGAATTATTTTAAACCAAGAGGTGAATTAAAAACTAAAATTAATTTTTTATTTAAGAGTCATAAAATAGAATATAGTTCTATCTTCTTAGGACTTTCATATATCCAATATTGTAAAAATATCAATCCATCTAATTTGCATAATTACACGTTATGTGCGATTATATTAGCAAATAAGTATATGAATGATTATAATTACAATATTCATGATATTACTAACAGTTTAGATATAAACATAAAAGAATATATTAAAATAGAATTAGAACTATTACAATCTTTAAATTGGAATTTATCAACACTAGATGACTCTGTAATAACTAAATACAAAAATTTAATCCAGTGCTGGTAACACATAATATTTACCCTTAGATTTTACTATAATGAAATCTTTAACTAGTGTTTTGGTACTATCATTTACAGCAGATGCAACAATCTGAGATTTTGCATTTTCGGCTTCGGCGTATGTGTTAAACCCATCTTGATTTAAAACAGGTAGTATATTTCTAATAACACTAACAAATTCGTTATTAGGAAACTGTCCATAACGACTATTATTGTTGTGAAATACAGAAATTGTTACATCTTTGTCGGGAAACTGAGGATGCCTTGGCATGGCTAAATAGTTAGTCATTGGAGACGCGTATAGTCCCTCAGATATTGGTTCGACAACTGGTGTATCTACAAAATGTATACCATTTGTAGGTCTCATACTATTTTTCATTGCGTTTAGATCTATGTCGCCGTTCTTCTTTAAATATGCCGGTACTCTATCTTTTGGTCTGATAAAACTAAATTGACTACCCAAAGCATTCTGAAACTTTGGATTAACTGTGGTAACGTTACTATTATACGTATTAAAAGTTGGATAAGGACTTGATGAAGTTTGAGCGGGCATACCTGTAGTAAATGCTTTTAAGTTTTGTCTGTGTGTAGCATCAACAAATGGAACAGCATCATGTAGAATAGTCTGATTAATAAAGTGTTGATGTCCCATTAGTGCTGGTGGAATAGAGTACACGTGTTGAGTTGAGTCTCGAAACTTTGCGTATGCTTCACCCTGTGGTGTATGATCTGTGTTTAAACTACGCTGGTTATATTCATAAAATGTTTCCCCATTTAAAAATTTAGGTTGTAGACTTGGAACTGATTCTAATACCATTTAATTATTTACTAATATTTTAATTTTAAAAATTAACTTCATTTTTTGGTTTTCTTCCACGACGAGGTTTAGATGAACCAGTTAATGTTACAGATACCTCAGATACATCATCTAATATTTCATTTGCTTGAACTGGAATTGTTTCTTCTTCTACTTCTTTTACTTCAGTTGTAATTAGACTTTCATTGATAATACTGGGTGATGGACTTATTTGTGTCTCAATTGTTCCATTTTTAACTAATGACGTGTGAACTACACCAGATAGATTATTAAATTGTTCTACCATAGCATTATAAGACTCTTGAATTTGGAAATTTGTTTGTGTTTGATCTTGTATAAAAGTTTGTAGAATTGTGTTAGGTGCCTTATCCATTTCTAAAACTTTTTTATAAATATAGAAACAGAATGCTACAGCGATAATAGCTATTAAAAGTGGTCCAAACTTAGCTACAATATCTAAAAATCCAGTTGAGTTTTGCTGTACAACAACAGGTGGTTCTGGTAGATCTACGGGTACAAATTCTCTAGAGCCCTTAAATGACCGTGACATATTAATAGTTATAAACATTTTAATAATTATATTCAGCCGAATAAATTACTCTGGAATCTCCGGTACATCATCATAGTTATCTCCATCATTTACTATGTCAATTCCAATAAAGAAAGTTCCGTGTACATAATTATCAGAATTTGCTGGATACTTCTTCCGTGATCTTTTCGTAACAGTAATATTATTATTCGAAAAAGGTCCAGAATAGAAATCAACTGTAAATTGAGATTTAGCTAAATTGTTTTCTCTACAGTGCTCATTAAATGCCTGCTTAAATATCTTTTCAGGTACATATACTTTTTCAGATAGTACCACCTTACTACTCTTAAGAAAGTTAAGTAAAGTATTTGTATTTTCATCCATTTCGTCTTGATTCTCTTGGAAGTATTTAGGTAAAATTTTCCAGATTCCTTTTTTCTTATATTTATTAACAGCCCATAAATATCCCATTACAGACATTTTCATAATCATCGGTATTTCCTTCGATAGTTCTTCTTCTAAATGTGTATTAGTATCTAACACTTTTCTCCAAAACTTCCAGATAACTGTTCTTCGAGACTGTTGACCACAGTTATTTTTATAAGCAGGAACACTATTCCCCGCCATAGGTACCGGCGGAACCCACGTCATTGTTTCCGCATTTTTATTCTTTTCTGCTGGAGTCAAAGTTCCACCCTCTGTAATTAATTGCCATTCTGTCTGCTCTAAAGAACAATCTGCCTGAATCTCTGGACCAATTACAATCTTTGCCTTGGCTAAAGGCTTAAGACCAAACTTTTTCTCAATATTATTTGATAACATTTTGATATCATCTGAATCATAAAACTTAGCAATAATCTTTTCTATTATAGTACTTTTACCTGCTCCAGCCATACCGAGTAAATACATGATTACACACCATCTTTCGATTTCATTAATATCAAATAAATTTCGGCCAATAAAAATTACTAACCACTTTTGTACATCTTTTGGAAACTTTTGATAATCAAGAATACTCTTAAAAACAGGACAATCTTTCATAATATCAAAAAAGTCTTCAGGTTGTACATTATCATAATTATTAAAGTCCTGATCAAAATATTTTGATGCAACTGTATCTGATGTTAGATATTCGCTCTTTTCTCCATATGGAATAAATTTATCAGTCCATAATTTTTCTTCTTCAGTTTCTATATTAATTTTAGATATATAGATACCGTTTCTAAAAGCATGTACATGCCTATCTTTTTCTAAACTTTTTAATTCTGGACCTGTGTAGTCCATAATATATTGTTCGGCCGACTTAATATTATTATTACCACCACTTGTAGAATTTTTCCACTGTTCATAATTTGTTTTCATATTACACGTTCGAATAATAAATGTTTTGATAGACTCTACTTTTTTCCATGAGTATGTAAAGTTACCATTGTACATAACTTTTTCATACAAAGTTTCATTGTATTTTGCATATTCTAATTCATTGATTTTACCAAATAAGAATAAAAGTAAATTTTGATAAGGAGTATTTTTTGATGTATCAATAGGTGTAAACTTAAATAATCCATCAGTATCTTCATTTAATGTATATTCATAGTTATCATTTGACATTCTATTTAGTAAATAACCAGTTCTCAAAAATCGTTCGGAATAGTAAAAATTCTCAAACACTTTTTCCCAACGAATTTTTAAAGAATCATCATTGATATCATAAAATTTAATAAATTTATTCTGAACTCCTGTGAGCTCCCATAAAATTTTATTCTTTTCTGTTTCTATGATATCAATGTCTATGGAACCAATGTCAGATATGTTAAAATTATGTAAAATTTTGTTAAATACTAAATCGACACCTTTTGGGATCTTCCATTTATCCTCTATCTTCTCAAAATATTCCATTATAGAATCATCATCAGCTTCCTCTAAAAACTGAGCTAAATCATTTGCCCAATTCCGGTTAACATCATAATCTGACATGTTAATTATATATGGAGATTATTTTTAAGTCGTTTATCTCGTACTTTTTTTAATAGTAATCTAATACAATGGATATCCTATTCATAGATCAGTTAGGACTAATCACAAAAATTAAAAGTCCATGGGAAAACGTGACTCTCACAGATTTTAAATTTACAAAGGGTAAATATACCTATAATATTATTAAAATTAAAGACGGTATACCATTAAAATTTAAATTCTCCAATACTCTTATTAATTTTAGTGGATATGTAGTTAAAACCAATAAGAATACTGATAAAATTTTAAATATTAAACTAGAAGATATAATAGATATAGAATTTCTAATAAGACAAACAACATACTACGATTCTGACGATTCATCAGATATAGAATATGATATCTGTGATAAACTTAAAGATAAAATTTGTTAATCTGAACCCTTAGCACGACGAAGAGTCGACTTTGTTGAAGATTCTCTATTTTTTTCATATATAAAATCTATAAGAGCTTCAGCTTTCTCAGAAGAATTAGCATCATCAAACGCATCATCAACCTCTTGAGTAAAAAACTTAATAATAGAATCTTTCACATCTGTCTGTGTAACAGGTTTAACAGATTTAGATTCTTTATATACTAACCGTCCAGATTTTAAATTACAAGTATCAATGTCATTTTTTGCCATAAACTCACAAATATTACCCTGTAGTTCTGATTTTTTCGTCTTTAACTCTTTAAGTTTAAGATTTAATGGTTTAATTTTATCCGTTATTTCTTTAATTTCTGTGTCAAGACTGTCGTATGACTTAACGTCAGTTCTGAAAAACTCTAAATCAGCCATTAAGTTTAAATATTTTTTTTCCTTAAGTAATTTAATATCTTTTTATCCATTTTTCTTTATTGTGATAATATTCTGCGGCTGGATTTTTTTAAATGTATGAGTTTTGTAAGGTTTTTTCCTTATACAGAGTAAAACTTCTATACATCTGAGAAAGTAATCCACTTGTACTAAAAATGGAATCCAAACGTAACGTTTAAACATACTCATGAACGTGTTATTATATAGATATTACTACAAAAAATTAGAAATAAAATAACAACGATCAAAATTATATAAAATTTTATAGGGAAAAGAATATTATTTACTAAATCCACACATTTAGCCTTATCTTCTGGTTCTAATTGTAGAAACATTTCTATAAAATTTACCATTTAGTTACTACTTATATTTTAAATATAATATTAACCCGATGATTTAATCACTCTTGTAGTCATCATCGTAATCGTCTTGTTCTTCTTCACTCTCAAATTCTTCTACATCTAGTTCATCTTCTTGTACAAGATTTTCATCGTCGATGCCACCAGTCTTAAAGTCTCCAACAATATTTGATACTATCTTTTGCCTCGTGCGATTGGTTGGTTTCACCTTAATAATTTTCTTATCTATAGTTAGTAACTTTTTAAAATATTCATACAGTTCTTGACTAGTAGATTCGTGGAAATTTTTAGGCCTTTTGCCCCTCTTCCATTTATAATTATCGCGTGGGTTTCCATTTTTAACAGATTCTAAGAAGTCATCAATTAGTGAATATTTTCCCACCGGAACAGGTTTCCGAATAGGAATTGGATTTTTAAGATAATAGTTTGCGATATTATAGTACTCTTCTATTGTATATTTTTCCTGAATATAAGGAGGAATATTCAATTTTTTTGACAAGTAAAGTATACGATTTGTATATTTATCAAAGGGGCTTCCTGTGTCTTGACACATTTTAATAGTATTAATTGTGGTTAGTAATTCTTTAATGTTACTTTCTCTTGTTTCTATGGGTCTATAGGGAACTATGACCTCTTGAGATTTTACTTCTTCGCGAGGTAGATCAGATATTTCTATTACTTCTTCTTCCCTGAAGTCACATTTCTTTTTCTTTTTGTTAATTTCTTCTAAGCTTCTATTGCACCGTCCAACTAAAGAAGTGCACCTCTTGCCATCGCGAGAATAAATTTTTGTAAAAGTAAAAGCTTTTTCGCCGCAGTGACAATTCATTATTAATAATATAAGTATAGATAATATGTTTAAGCACTCTTAAATGTCGTACAGATGTTTACGACAAAATAAGGTACTTAAAAAATTATCTCAAATTTAACATGAAGAAATGTCTATCGAGAATCTGAGACAGTTTCATAATTTTATTAAGGCATCCCTCATATCAATCTCTAAAAAAAATGGAGGAACAACTTTATTAGATATAGCTGTCGGAAGAGGAGGAGATTTATTTAAGTGGCAACATAACAATTTTAAAGTTGTTGTTGGGTTTGATCCTCACAGAGAGTCCATTGATGAAGCAAGACGACGACTTAACATACAACTCAAACAAAAGAAAAAATGTCCATACACAAAATACTTCACACTAGATATGTTAGATCAATGTTTACTACAAAAAATAAATAGTTTAGAAATGAATATTAAAGGTATAGAATCACACACATACGATGTTGTGAGCTGTCAATTTGCGTTTCATTATTTCGCTAACAAAATGGATCAAGTTTTACAATTTATTAGTGTAAAATTAAATAATGGTGGTATTTTTATTGGAACAGCAACAGACGGAGACAAAATTTACGAAATACTCCAAAAGTCTGATAATTTTTCTACAAATTTACTACAAATAAACAAAATTAACGATGAAAAATATACATTTAACATTACCTCAGATTCTACTAATACATACTTTGATGTAAAGGGAGTATCAGAGGAATACTTTTTATTTAAAGAAAAGTTTATAAATACAGCAAAATTATATGATTTACACCTACTAGAAATAAAATCTTTTAACGAATGGTACAAAGGATATGAACATCAGATGACAGAGTCTGAATGTATAGTCTCATTTTTAAATTTTAGCTTCAGTTTCATAAAAATTAAGACTTAACTAATAGTCTATGTAATTCTATAGAATCTCTTATAAAAATACTACGTAATATTTCTGATGCCTAAATAATAATATAAATTATGAGACTAGCAATCAATATGGCTATATTTGTATCTTTATCTTTAGCACTAATAACCTACAATAAGTAATTATCTATATCTTGTAATGTAAAACTCATTTGCTATTATCAAATGTTTTTTTCTCGAAAATTTGATTCACGTCTACTGTTTCTACAAAATTGTCTAAATTGGAACAAAGTGTTTTAAAATATTCATCCTCAAATACTCTAGCTAAAATTTCTATAGGATCATACTGTTCCTGTGAACCCTTGTAATCACTCACGTTAATATTATATTCTTTAGCAACAGTAGCCATACAAATCCGTTGATCTTTACAAATTTCTACTATCTTTTCTAATGAATTTAACATGTTTTCTCTAATTTTAGCTTTTTCTAAATCATTACTAGCAACCATCATATCATACTCTTCCTTCATTGGTTTCTCTAAAAGCTCCCAAGACTGAATAATTTTAAAAAACTGACTGTCAATATCTACAAATTTATCTATTGTTTCCATTAATAGTAATGAATATTTTAAAAGTAATATTATTAACGAACACGGCAGGATTCGAACCTGCGAGTGCATAGCACAACGGATTAGCAGTCCGTCCCCTTAACCACTCGGGCACGTGTTCCTTAGTAATATTACAATTTTGATTATTGTAATTAATGTTGGATATGGGGCTCGAACCCATGACTTTCGGCTCATAAGACCGACACTCTAACCAACTGAGTTAATCCAACATTCATTACAATATAATTAGTAGTTATTTAAATCTTTAAGTAAATTTAGTCATATTCCAAATTTTTAAAATTAATTCCACCACGAAGTCGTAGAACAAGATGAAGTGTTGATTCTTTCTGAATATTATAATCCGATAACTTACGCCCATCTTCTAACTGCTTACCAGCAAATATCAATCGCTGCTGATCTGGTGGAATTCCTTCCTTGTCCTGAATCTTAGATTTAACATTTTCGATTGTATCATCGGACTCTAATTCAAGTGTGATTGTTTTCCCCGTTAATGTCTTAACAAAAATTTGCATTCTTAATAGTAATATTGATTATAATTTTAAGTTAATTTAAATATTTTTAAAAAATAAATGGGTTTGTTTCGAGGAAAGAAAGAAGAGAAAAAAGAGAAAAAAGATTCAGTTGTTTTAGATAAGCTTGAGAAAAGTAGACAAGTTTCAGCGAAGATGTTTGATTTTATATTTTGTGCAGGTGTAGCGGTTGCGGTTGGGTATATGTATGCTAAGTTAAATATGTAAAGAATACTCAATTGTTAATTCGTCGGAGTCTTTTGCGTAATTTAATAAAGAATAATTGTCATCGGAGTATTCTAGATTTGCGTTGTGGTTATAATTTAAGTAAAATTTTAGGAATATTTTGACATTTTTGATTGTTGTATTAATATCTAGACTCAATGATATAATCGGTTCATAACCTTTACACTCTTTATCTCTAGGAATTAATAATATTTAATTAACCTAAAGAATTAACCTAAAATATTATAATAATGCCTCGGTGTCAGTGTGAAGTTTATGATATCCATGAAGACACTTATAGAAATTGTAAAAATAGTCAAAAATTTACAATTTACATGAATAAACAAGTTAAATATTGTCATATACATGCAATTATACACATCCAGAAATATGCTATAATTATTCAAAAACATTATAAAGCATACAGAACTAGAAAGAATATTAAATCATTATTTATAAATTTACCTGAAGATTTACAAAAAAGAGTATTATTTTATATTAGAGAACCATTATATCTTTGTAAGGTATATCAAAAAATATCATCCATAATCTACCCTAAAATTAATATTTTTTTAGAAAATTTAGACCATGAGGCTATTTTTTTTGATAAAGAAGCATCTCTATATCATTATTTATCTCCAGATCAAATTAACAGATTTTGTTACTTACTATATTTAACTTTTAAATATCATTCCATATTACCTAAAGACTTGAGAAGAGAAATGTATAACATTACAAATACTTTACATATTACCTATATACTATGTGATGTAGAAAATACCGTATATAAAAATGAATGGACTTCCCTGATACGACACTTCAATCAGCTTAAAACATTAAAACGTAAATAGAATATAGATGCGGTGTAAAGCAACAACTTTGTTAAATAAAAGATGTCGATGTAAGTCTTTATACTCAAATTTATGTTATATTCATATTAAAAAGTATCACTCAGATACTATCACTAAGATACAATCAGTCTGGAGATCATATTTAACACGCAGACGAATTAAAAATTTGTTTGTTAACTTACCTCATGAACTACAAAATCTAGTTTTATACTTCATGCGGGAAGATCACAGGATTTCACATCTACATAAAAGTTATATTAATATTTATAATAATAAAATATGTAGAATGAATATATGTTTGTCCGAATTATATTATCATTATCAAACTATATACTCTCTAGACTTTGAAGATTATATAGAAAGAAAAATAAGAATAATAGACAAAATTAAATACTACAAAGCTAGAATCAGTGAAATAACTTAAAATTCCTCCGAAGAGGATGTGTGTCATTTGCCATATCTACTATTAAACTTAAAAACTTAGCAAAGTAACAATTATCTGAAGTTAGTACTCGATTTTTCTTAATTAACGTGTTATTTTCTTCTTTTAATCTAAAGTTTTCTCTTTTTAACGCTCTAATATCTCTCTTAGAAGTCATTAATTAATAGTGTATCATTTCTCTAAGCAATTTTTTATTAAATCAACACCAATGGATAGTCCTAATTTTTTAATAAAGACTAAGTACAAATATTCTTCCTCTTTTCTTCTTCGAATATCCTAATCTGATACTTTAGATTTATAATTTTCATCTTATTTTTTGGATTAAAATCAGACGAATCAATATTGTACTTTTCAGCCAAAAGTCGAACAGCTGGACTTT